AAGTTCACACCCCGTATCTTGTAGCGTTGTTCCTTGAGCCGGTCAACCACACCCGCGCCGAGGCCGCCTTCGTCAATCGCCACGACTGCTGGGCTGTACTGCTCGATTGCTTCAATCACATGGCCGACCACTACCATCGTATCGTCACCCTTGAACTTACGGATCTCTACAATATCTCTGCCCTGGCGCACCGCAATGACGGTCGAGTCCGAGCCAAAGCGGGCTGGATCAACACCCATTACGATGGGCGCGGAGTCATCCTGCCATTTGTCCCGTTTCATGGCGTCATCTACCAAGGTGGATGAGATGAACTGATCGTCACCTTCTGAAGGGAACGAACCGTACACTTCAACGTGCGCCTGGTAAGAGTCAGGGCCGTATTCTTCAATGATCTGGTTGTACACGTTCTTGTCGGTACCTTCTACATCCCTAGCGTCCACCTGCCTAGATTGCCAAAAGTCACGCTTGCTACCCTCGATGGCTTCATAGAAGTAACCCGTATTGCGACGCGGGTTAGAGAAGCAACACCAAAAGCGATTGGGTGTGTTCTCTGTAAAAAACCCGCTTGTCACCGCCCAGATGGAGTCGTCAATACCGCTGGCCTCGTCAAACACGACCATCACGCCATCATAGTTATGCACACCAGCGAATGAGTCAGGATTCTCAGCCGACCAAAGCCGTCCTTCTAAGTTCCAATAACGTGTGCCTTTCTTGAGGTCACGCTCGACCAACTCGGTCAGCCATTTGGCGGGCATGACTCTTGTGGCGCTGATTTCCCACCAATAGGTGTTAATCGCCATTGACGACCACTTAGTAATCTCGGCCCATGTTACGGAGCGCAACTGACTTTCTGAGTTAGCAGACACAATGACCGTAGACCCAATGCGAGTAGTCATCATCCATAAGACTAGCCAACTGACAAGGGCTGACTTACCAATACCACGCCCAGAGGCGATGGCTAGGCGCATAACGTCATAGTCCATCTTGCCATTGTTTGCTTTGATATGCTCGCCAAGGTCATTCAATACCTGGCGCTGCCATTTGCGTGGGCCAGTGAAATGTTCTAGCGGTGTGCCTTGTTGCCCCCAAGGAAACGCAAACATCACGAACGCTAGCGGATTGTCTTTAATGGCAGGACTCCACAACCGTGCCATGAGTTCTTGTTCATCTTGCGCGGAATAGCGGGTAGTTTGCATTATTGTGCTGGCATATTGAGCAAGACGTTTGGTTCAACTTTTTGAAAATACTGTTGAAGGGCAGGCGCAGGCATATTTTGTAAGTTGTAATCTGAAGGTGTAAACACAGTCTGACCTTGCGGTGTTTCTGACCAAGTACCGCCAGGCGTATCAGGCGAATGAAATTGACTTTGGTCGCTAAATGTCGGATGGTTTGGTTTCTTAAACGTATCTGTACCATGCCCATTCTCAGCCGTACCCGCGCCAGACTTCCAAAAACCACGCAGATCATAGTCGTACAGATCCTTAATCTTGCCCGTTTTATCAGCCCATGCCATAAACGCTTTTTCTTCTTTTGGCGACAACTTAGTGTTGTGCGTTGCGGTAAAGTCAAAAGGATCTATTTCGTTCTGAGGCGCTGTCGCTAATACGTTTAGCGCATTGACGGGCGCAGGCGCCAGTGCATTAGTAGCCATTACGCTGCTTTCTTTTGTTTGACTGGTTTGAACTCTACGCTTTGAGGTTCACTAGCTGTGAGGGCGTCAATGACTCTTGACTGCGCTTGCTCGAGAGCAGCGGTGATTGAGATGCGCTGTTCGACGTCGATGGATAGTTGTTGTTTGGCAACCCACCCGTGGACGTTTTGCAAGATTGCGAGGGCTGCACGGGAGTCACCGTTTTGTGCAGCAGTATGCAAGAGTTCGCTAGCTTCATATTCACCTTCGGCTCTGCCTGTTAATTCTGCCCATTCAGCAATCGGATCAAACTGTACTAACTGACGATATTCGGTGGGGAGCATACCCGCTGCTAACGCCAACGAATCTCCCTTAAGGCCGAGCTTGGCGGCTTTCTTGATTGCTTCAAGCCGTGACTCTGTAGCTTGCAGCTTACGAGGTTCATAAGGAAAGGATACAAACATAGCGTGATGTTATCACTTTTCAATAAAAAATAAAAATTAAAAACGAATCTGTTGTGATGGCTATAAAAATAAAAATTGTTCGTGATACCTGGCAACCACCAACTCAAAAGCTGTCGGCCCTACCCGGGGGCCTAAATTTGAAAGGCAGAAGTTTCAGGCTACGGGTTTACCCTTATTAGCTTGTGGCTTGTGGACAACGTGGATTGTCCAGGCAAGTTAGGGCGCGGCGTTGCGTTGTTGTTGTTGTTTGCTTTTTGCTTTGGGCGCGTGGCCGCTTAACTTGTGGACAATGCGGACAATATGTTTTTAAGTTGTCCACACTATCCACAACTTTTAGCTAGTAGCTAACGGCGTGGGCGAAATAGCAGCATAAACGTGGACAACGTGGACAAGTGGACAATCGATTTTAAGTCGCTGACTTATAACATTCGTTGTATTTATACAACAATATATCAACCTCTAACTAATAAGGTATTTTAATTTATCCACAATATCCACAACTCTTATTTTGTAAGGGTTCGCGCCCTGTTTTTGATTGTCCACAATCAGTCCACAATCGATCCGCAATCAGTCCACAAAATATATTTTGCGCTAAGTGTTGCAAAGTGTAAGGAATTGTTTTACATTATCAATACCGGCTGCAACTTAACCGGTAAACAGTCCACTAAACTAAACGAAAAGGCCACAAAATGAACTTTGTAAACGAACTCAATCAAGCCTATGCTTATCTTGATAATGCTATTGATAGCTGCAATACTAAGACTGAATTTAGCGCGCTATTAGATAAGATCGAAAGCAGCGAATTACCTTATGCGGATATTTTATACGCGCACGCATTCGAAATTTATAGCGTTAAGTTTTAACTAATCTACTCTAATCTAAAGGCAAAACTATCATGAACAATCAATTTACAATCTCAATAAATGCTTTAAAGGGTCTTGATCTCTTAGCAGCTAAGGGTGATATTCGCTATTATTTAAACGGCGTAAACGTCGAATTTAACGAAACAACAACCCGCTTAGTAGCAACTAACGGGCATATTTTAGGAATTGAGAACTTAACTCAAAACCTAGTAAACACCGGCGCGGGTTCGCTCATCATTCCTAGCGATATTATTAAGGCCTTAAAACCAGTAAGCAAAAATGCCGACATCGTGCAAATTAAACAAATTCCTAACCCTTATGGATCTAGTGCTAAGTATTGGGAAATTGACAATTACGGCGTGAAAACGACATTCGCCGGCATAGAGGGCACATTTCCCGATTATGCTCGTGTAGTAAGCGGCGCAATGACTAACGGCGCGGCTGCACAATATAACCCCGATTATTTAGCGACATTCCTAAAAGCGGCCAAACTATTGACCGGTGCAAAAAGCCCTGATATTGAGATTATGCAAAATGGCCACAGCGCGGCCTTAGTCAATATCACCGGCCTTGCTAGCTTTATTGGCGTAATTATGCCAACCAAAGGCAAAACAGGCGACGAACAGGCCGGCGGCCTTGCTAGTCCTACGCTATACGCGCCACTAGCAGCAGCCGAACAACCAGCAGCCATAGCAGCCTAAATTTGTAGTGGATAGCGTGGCCGGTGCGCTTAATCACCGGCAATTCACTAAACTAAATTGAAGGAATCTAAAATGAACAAAATTATCAATATCGGCGTGGTTGATCTAGGCGGCTTAAAAGGCGGTCAATTATTTTGCAACATAGAGCTAAAAGAAGGGCGGCTTTCAATATCAGGCGTAGAAGCCCCGCTTCCTTCCGGTAACGCGCGGGGATCATGCGGTCAAATTGTCATGCACGAGTGGAATTTTAAAAAGCTGCACAAAGGTTGGACGCCCGCGCTTGTTTCTAAGTTTCGCAAAACTTGGGATAAATACCATCTAAATGACATGAAGGCCGGCAGCCCGCGCCAAGAACTAGCCATTAAAGCGTGGCAGCTAGGCGGGGCTAAGTATGAATACACCGCAGCCTGCGTTATGCTGAAAGAATTAGGTATTTTAGAAGATAGCGAATACCTGCACGAAGGCAAACCCTACAAATACGGCAGCGCATGGCTAAGGTGCGAGATACCTAACGAAGTAATCTCATTTTTGGCTAGTTTGCCAAAATCTGAAAACCAACCGGCTTGGGTGTGATCATGAATAAGCAACCACAACCAACAAAACTTGAGATAGTAGCCGCCGGCATCATGGGCGCGATTCTAGGCGGCGGCATGATCGCCTTGTATTTTTACCTAAACGGGGGGTTTTAATATGTATATATCCGGCGGGAAAGTATTTCAAACAATGGCCGAGGCCGTAGCCTACGCCAATTTTATAGCCAAGATAAGCCGCGTGATCGTGGCCGTTGAAAGGGTTAAAAATGACCAAATACATAGAAATTAACGGGCAGTTTGTTGAATACATAGAAAAAGAACTGCCGTGCGCCATTGTTGGGTATAGAAAATGGATCGATAACTGCGGGTATGAATGGATAACAGACTTAAATAATAGCTTTATTGCTGAAAGTGAAAGCGAGGTTAAAAACCATGTTTACAGTAACTTATAAAACTTATATGGGCGGCGTTGAATCTTACGCATACCGCCGCTTTACTAACCGCGCCAACGCGACAACCTTTGCCCGTAAAACGGGCGGCACAATAGAAAAGGCATAAAAATGAATATTACTATCACGCAGGAACAATACGAAAAGTTACGCCGATTGTCCGATTTTGCCGATTGGTATTTAGATGACCAAGAGCCAAGCGGCGAACAATACGAAAGCGACAAAGAAGAAGCATTACAGGCGCAAGAGGTTATCCAAGATATCGACGCGCTTATTTATTTCCAAGAAGAACAGGCCACACGATCAGCACGCACTGACGCGTGGATTAAGCAAGCCAACCAAGACATCAGAGAGGGCAAAGCATGACAACTACATTTAAACCAGTAACACGCGACGATTTAGATAGCCAATTTGGGGCGCTATGGCGCGCCCTTGAGTGCTATCGAGAAGATAGCATACCGGAAGGCCAAGACCCACAATTTGACGCTGAATGGAACGATATATGCAGCGCTATGGCGTGGATTGAAGAAGATTTAACCGCATATTATAGGGGCGAATAAATGAACAAATATATAGAAGAACTTGTGACCGAAATTTATTTTGAGATCTGTGACCTATCTTATGGTCAGACGTATAAGGACATCGGATACGACAACAAAAAAGCTTTCTATGCTGAAATGAAAGTAAAGCTAGAAGAACTCCAAACACGCTTAGAAAAAGAACCCCCGCCAACAGTTACAGACACGCTCAAAGAGTTTTTTGAAAGCCAAGACCCCATCAAGTTAATGGGGGCGCTTAAATGATCTATCTTGTGGCCTTACTTGTCATTGAATTGATGATCTTATTATGGGAACTTTAAACCATTAGCACCAATTAAAAAGCCGGCTATACGCCGGCTCTTTTTTATTTGACCAACACCATCTTAGGTGGCGGGTTTTCCTCTACCATACGGCGCAGCTCTGATTTTGATATCTCAGACATCGCCGGCGCGCAAAATATATGCTTCTTAGTGTCGAACTCCCTAGACTTTAGCCGCCCGCGATCTATCCAGCCCGCTTCTTTTAAGGCGTGCAAGAGTGCAGCCTGTGGCACTTTAACGCCTGACGGCGCAGCACCCGCAAGGCGATCACAAAGAGAGTGAAAGGGTGAGCCTATAACTCCACGCGAAAACTCGCCTACGCGGTTTTTAAGCATCTCTACGAGGTAACTCTCGGCCATGCTCATGCCATGCTCTACTAGATTGGCCTTAAACTCAGTCCACATCGGCGGCGCACTAGGATTAAAACGGGATACATCACGCTTTTTAAGAACATCAGCAATAGCAGCAAACCCGCCGGCACGATACCAGTCCCACATTTTCTTGGCCTTGTTTGAGTCCATACGCGGTGCAGCCGACCAGACGCAGAACCATCTTCTATCTTGACTAGCTAAGGAAATTGGAACGGGGTCATTTGAAAATGCCAACACGAATAGCCTATTTGCCATCATGTACGGATGCAATCCTTTGCGGTTAATTGGGAGCATTTCGGGCGGGGCTGCGATGATTGGTTTAAGTTGGTTTGCTAGTTGGCGACGTGTAGATGCGTCGGGTTCTTTAAGTTCATTGATGATAAGGATTTCGGATTCCAACTGATAACCCCATTGGGAATTTACGGAATTGTTATCCATAATGCCTCTGTTTTTAAGGTGATCGCCACAGATAGCCCATATAAATGGCGCCCAAAATGTGTCCTTGCCTGATCCTTCGTCACCCGCATGAAGGACAGCATGGTTTACTTTAATCTTGGGGTATTGCACTTTGAAA